CATTGCGCCTCTTCGTGTGGCGGCAAACAGCTGGCCCGCTGAATTTGCCAAATGGGATCACCTTAAGAATCTCACCTACTCCGTTGCTCTTGGCTCCGAGGAAGAACGGATCGCAGCGCTCCGGGAAAAGGCAGATATCTACATCATCAATCGGGAGAATGTCCAGTGGCTGGTGGAAAAATCCGATTTGCCCTTTGACTACGACATGGTGGTGCTGGATGAGTTATCTTCCTTCAAATCGCACCAGTCAAAGCGCTTCAAGAGCCTTCTTAAGGTAAGGCCCAAGGTAAAACGGATCGTAGGGCTCACCGGCACACCTTCCAGCAATGGTCTCATGGACCTGTGGGCAGAGTTCCGGGTCCTCGATATGGGACAGCGCCTTGGCAGATATATCGGGCAGTACCGGAGGAGTTACTTTGTTCCGGACAAGCGGAATGCCCAGATCATTTTCTCCTACAAGCCGCTGCCTGGTGCGGAGGATGCCATCTACCGGAAGATCTCCGATATCACCATTTCGATGAAGGCAGCCGACTATCTGAAGATGCCAAAGCTCGTGATCAATGAAGTGCCGGTCTGGCTTAACACTACTGAGCAGGATCTGTATAACAGCCTGAAGAAAGAAATGGTCCTGTCTCTTCAGCATAAGGAGATCGATGCCGATAACGCTGCTGCCCTCTCCGGCAAGCTCCTCCAGATGGCAAACGGTGCGGTCTATGACGACAACAGGGATCCGATCTGGATTCATGACAGAAAGCTCGATGCCTTGGAGGACCTGATCGAGGAGGCAAACGGGAAGCCGGTCCTTGTGGCCTACTGGTACCAGCATGATCTGGAACGAATCAAGGAGCGCTTCTCCGTCCGGGAGATAAAGACCAGTCAGGATATCAATGACTGGAATGCCGGGAATATTCCGGTCGGCATGATTCATCCCGCTTCTGCCGGTCATGGCTTAAACCTTCAGGCAGGCGGCTCCACCCTCATCTGGTTTGGGCTCACCTGGTCCTTAGAGCTCTACCAGCAGACCAATGCCAGACTCTGGCGGCAGGGACAGACTTCGACCGTCGTCATCCACCACATCATCGCCAAGGGCACGATCGATGAGGATGTGATGCGCTCCCTCCAGAAAAAGAGAAAGACGCAGGATGACCTGATCAATGCTGTAAAGGCTCAGCTGGAGGTGAAGTGATGGACCCTTATGAGAGATTAGCAAATGCCATCATTCTGCAGGCAGTTCGTGATTACCAGAAAGCGCTGAAGGCTCTGAAGAAGAATCCAAAGAACCACAGTGCCATGGATGATGCAATGGCCTGCGAGCGATTCTTCCGGTCTGGCTGGTACCAGACACTAACCAGCGTAGATGGCGAGTACCTGATAGAGAGACTTCGAAAGGAGATTATATGACACCGAAAAATTATCTGAAACAGGCTTACCGTCTGGATCTTCGGATTTCATCTGACGTCCGCGAGGCCGAGGAGCTTCGTGACATGTCCCAAAGCGTATCCGCGATCCAGTACGACAGAGATCGGGTGCAGACCACTCCATCGCAGGATGCCCCCTTCGTAAAGACACTGGGCAGGATCTGGGAGCTGGAAAACAAAATCGCTGACGAGCTGAATACCCTGTCTGCATTAAAGCAGCAGATCCGGGATGCTATTGAGACAGTTTCCGATACGGATGAACGGCTGGTTCTGAAGTGCCGATACATCCACAACATGACCTGGGATGAAATCGGTGAGGAGATGTGCGCCGACCGCACCACTGTCTGGCGCTGGCACGGCAATGCCCTCCGCCACATGACCATGCCGGAGAATCCGATCCTGATCTGAAAGTCGCAACGGTTTGCAACACTTTGCAACAACATGCAACAGCGCCCTTTATGGTAGTATAAACTCAGCAGATAAGATAAAGAACCGGATACAGATCCGGCACCAAGCCTCGAGAGAGATTTCTCCCGGGGCTTTTCTTATGCCAGAAAAGGAGGCGGCGATGCCAATGAAACCGAAGCGGCCCTGCCGCTATCCCGGTTGCTCTGCTCTAGTAGAGGACGACGGGGAACCGTACTGCAAGAAGCACAAGGCAATAGTCGAACAGCACTATGAGAAGTTTCAGCGCGGCTACTCTCCCGGCAAACGCTACGGGAGGAGCTGGGCAAAGATCAGAGCCCGCTACGTTCATAAGCATCCTCTCTGTGAGGAGTGCTTAAAACACGGGCGGTACGTCGCGGTCGAGGAGGTCCACCACATCGTCCCGCTATCGGAAGGCGGCACCAATGATGAGTCTAACCTCATGAGTCTTTGCAGAAGCTGTCACGAGAAGATTCATCGCGAGCGCGGCGACCGGTAGGGGCGGGTCAAATCTCTGCGGCTGATCCTGCGGAAAACGGCGCCCCCTCACGTGTGCAAAAATTCCGGTTCAAACGGGGGATTAAACCCCGGATCCATATTTGGAGGTGAAATTTTATGGCAAAAGACGGTACGTACCGTGGCGGCAGGCGCGTCCGGGCTGGAGATAAGCCGACGCCCGCCGCCGAAAAATTATCAAAAGGTGAAAAGGTCCGGATCATGAAGAACGACATCCCGGATCTCGATTATGAAGAGTTGGATGCCGTTGATCTTCCGGAGGGTGAGGCCCTCGAAGGAAACGACATGCCGAAGCCTGACGACTACCTGTCTGCAAGACAGAAGAATGGGCAGCCGCTCGGCGCGGATGAAATCTATAAGGAGACCTGGCTCTGGCTGAAGGAACGCCACTGCGAGAAGCTCGTCAATCCCCGACTCATCGAGTCCTATGCGCAGGCGTTTGCCAGATATATCCAGTGCGAGAACGCGATCAGCTCCTACGGATTTCTCGGGAAGCATCCGACCACCGGAGGCGTGGTTGCCTCTCCCTTCGTGCAGATGTCCAACCAGTACCAGAAAACAGCGAACCTGCTCTGGTACGAGATCTATGACGTCGTGAAGGAAAACTGCACCGAGCAGTTTGATGGGGACCCGCGTGAGGACATGATGGAAGTGCTCCTTCGTGCCCGGAAAGGAAGATAAATGAATACACAGAAACTCGAACAGGTGCCTATCGACAAACTGGTGCCTTATGCAAGAAATGCAAGAACCCACAGCAAGGAACAGATCGCACAGCTCCGCTCTTCCCTCCGGGAATTTGGCTTTGTCTCTCCCGCTGTCATCGATCAGAACTACAACATTCTCGTCGGGCATGGACGGATTCAGGCTGCCCGGGAGGAAGGCTACAAGACCGTTCCCTGCGTCTTTGCCGAGAACCTGACGGACGCACAGAAGCGTGCCTATATCCTCGCGGACAACCAGCTGGCCCTCAATGCCGGATGGGACGAGGAAATGCTCTCCGTCGAACTGGCCGACCTGCAGGAGAATGCCTTTGACCTCTCCCTTCTTGGCTTTGATGAGAAGGATCTGGCCAAGCTCCTCGATACCGACACGGAAGCTGAGGAGGATGATTTTGATGTAGACGGTGAGCTTGAGAAGCCCTGCTTCTCGAAGCCCGGCGACATCTGGCATCTTGGCAGGCACACCATCATCTGTGGCGATTCCACAAAAGAAGATACATACACATCTCTTCTTGGCGAGACGAAGGCAAATCTTGTGTGTACAGACCCGCCCTATCTCGTCTCCCTCGAGAGCTCGGTCGGAAAGATCAAGAACGATGATCTGTCCGATGAGGATGGCTACAAGTTCTTGCTCTCGGCTTTTGAACGTTTCCATGATGCCATGGAAAAGGATGCTTCCATCTATGTGTTCTACGCCACCATGAAGGCCCGGGTATTTTACGATGCCTATGAGGATGCCGGATTCAAGGTTGGTGCCGGGCTCGTCTGGAAGAAGCCACGTGCTCCCCTGATGCGGACCGACTGGAAATTCAACATGGAGCCGATCATCTGGGGCTGGAGAAAAGATGGCAAGCATATCTGGTATGGCGACCAGAAGCAGAAATCCGTATTCGAATTCGAGGGCATCAAGAACGCGAAGGAGGACGGCTGCGGCCACCCGAGTTCAAAGCCGGTGCCGCTCATCGCTTACCTCATCAAGCAGTGCACCCAGCCGAACGGCATCGTGCTGGATGGCTTCCTCGGGTCCGCCTCTACCCTCATTGCCTGCGATCAGCTGAATCGCATCTGCTACGGCATTGAGCTTGAGCCAAAATTCATCGATGTGGCTGTGAATCGCTATCGCCACTCCCATGGCGACAGCTCAGATGGCATTACCCTCCTCCGGGACGGAAAGACCTATTCCTATGATGAGGCTCAGGACCTGATGGATAAGAAGTCATAAACTGCACAGATGATTTCCCAATAATTTGTCTATGTTATTTTCCACAGTTCGCTTGCTATGTGCCTCCCACAGAGTGATGTATAGACATGCCAAAAGAGGCAAGCACAAAACCTGAAGGAGGTACAAGACGATGAGAATCGATTATGGAGCAACCGGAAAAGATAGAAAGGCTCTGGTAGAGGCAATCGAAAAGATCACCGGAGAGAAAGCCGTTTACAAGTTCGTGCCAACCTGCGCTTACGAAATTGGAAGCATCACGGTCGACAAGACCGGAGGCGTGAACAGCGAGGACGAGGAAAAGCTCAAGGACCTGGTCGAAAGCCTGCGCGAGGAAGGATTCACTCCTGAGAAAGCTGAGGATCCAGCGCCTCAGGAGACAGAGCCTGCCAAACCAGACGCACCATCTACTGAGGACAGCGAGACCAATTCACAGGACATTGCAGAAACCGAAAATGAAGAGCCGGAAAACATGGAAGAAACTTCTGCCGGGCAGGATGCCTCTGCAGAATCCAATCAGCCCGATGGCCTGGCGATTACCCTTCCGCTTGACAAGGTCGCGGTCGGCACACTCGACAACATTCTCCACGCAAAAGGAAGCCTCATCAAGAAGGCGCTCGGCATAACGGAACTCCCCTACAACATTGACGGGGGCCGCATTTCCTTCCCATGGTTTTCTACCCTCCCGGATCCGGATACGGTCAGAGCCTACACCGACTTCATTGCAAAGCTCTGCGCCCTCTCCAAAGAGCTGAAGCGAGCAAGCGCTACAGAGGTTCCTGCGGAAAATGAGAAATACACCTTCCGCTGCTTCCTCCTCCGGCTTGGCTTCATCGGAGCTGACTACAAGGCAGAGCGGAAGATTCTGCTCCATAACCTCTCCGGGAACTCCAGCTGGAAGAACGGAGCCCCGAAGAAGGAGGCCGAAACATGCGAATGATCAGCGAAAAGGAACTGAAGGCCCTGCGGGAGAGATATCCTGCAGGCACCCGGGTCGAGCTGATCCGGATGGATGATGTGCAGGCTCCACCGGTCGGGACGCTAGGAACCGTAATCGGAATAGACGATACCGGCAGTCTCCTCATGCACTGGGACAATGGTTCCGGCCTGAACGTCATCTACGGCGAGGACATCGTGCGAAAGGTCGGTGAATGATCATGGATGGAAAAGTCAGAGAACAGATCCTTGCGATCCGTGATACCGGCCTTACAAACATGTTCGACATCCACGCTGTACAGCGCCTTGCCTTTGACCGGGACTACTTCGAGCTGGTGCTCTTTCTCGAGGATCACCCGAAGGAATATGCCCGATTCATCCTCCGTGGCGATGAGCAAGACCTGCCATAAGATACACAGTTTTCCGCCACACACTTTGTGGAAAATATAGTCCAGAATTCAGTTGCTATATATCCCGCACAGAGTGATCTATGTACATGCAAAAGGAAACGGGGCAAGCCCCCAGCAAAGAAAGGACAAAGCCATGAAGAATGAATTTTTCGAGAGCATGTACAAAGCAGGATGCGAGTATCAGGAAAAAAGGGACGCTGCAGAGAAACAGCGCGACGCACTTTATGCCGAGGAGAAATACGACGAAGGAACCGACCTAATGGTGAAATTCAACGATGAGACCCCCTTCCCCTTCACGAATGG